CAACATGGAACTTGCCGGTCGCGCGGGGGAAAGGTTAATCCCCGCCACCGGCTTTGGACCGTTGTTGCCGACACCCGTCCAATGGTCGGGCCAGCTGCCCCATCATCGTGCAGCCAGCGAGCCTCCTAGCCCTCCCTGATCGCCTTGAGGGCGGCCTTGCCTGTCAGGGGCATGCGCTTGAGATCGCCGCGCTGCTTGGCCTTCAGCCGGTCAATGCGGGCCTTGGTCTTGGTGGCCTTCACCTCGGCCTTGTGCGCCTCGATCTCGGCGCGGTCGGCCTTGTCCTTGGCGTCCCGCTTCAGGAAATCGGGGATCGTTAGGTCAGGCTCGCTGCCCTTCTGGTACAGGGTGGGCAACACCTCCGCCTGCAGCTGCTCCTCGCGCAGCCGCCACGTCGGTGCCGGTGCAGGCTTGGCTGGCAGCTCCTTGGTCAGCCGCTTCAGCCGCGCCCGCTCGTCCTTGAGCCGGTCGCTGACGATTGCCAGCCGCCGGAACGCCAGCTCGCGTTGCTCGGCCAGCCTGCCAATGGTAACCATGCACTGACGGTGCCGCTTCTCACGCAGTGTCGTCATCTGTGTTCTCCTTTGTTTCGTGTTGCACTAGGCCCCGCCCCGGCTGCGATACCGGGGCGGGGTTTCGGTTTCAGCGGCTGAACAACTGCCGCGTCAGCTTGTCGAACTGCGCCATGTCGGCAGCGTAGATCGCCTCGCCACCGTCACCGTAGCAGCGGTGCGGATCGGCCTTCGACCCGTAGCGTCGGACGTACCCGGCGAGATCGCCTCCGTGGTTCTTGATCCACAGGAACTGCGCGGCAACCGCCTCGATGAGATGCTTCTGGTTCATGTCGTTTCCTTTTAGGGTTTGTGTTTCAACGCAGCCATCCTCCCATAATATATGGAGCATGTCAAACATCTCATGTTTTCAATAGCTTACGGCTGCTGTCGATCCACGGCTGCAGCCGCGTGATCGGATGCAGCACCTCGTTGTCAACGTAGTAGCAGGGGCGACCGGGCTGATACTCCTGCTCGTATTTCTTCAGCTTGCCATCCCTCGCGAACACCCAGCCGCGCAGATCGAAATCCATTTTGCTCTTGTCAACGCGCAGCACCAGCACGAACGGCGTGTCGTTCGGATCGTCGTCATGGATCAGCAGGCGATGATGCGGCTGACGGATCGACCGCGCATCAAGGATGTCACCGACGTCGCGAACAAACGGCACCACGCCACTCCAGTGCAGATTGAAATACTTTGCCAGCGCCAGCTCGGCCTGACACGCCACGATCTCAACCTCCCACGGCTCCTCCTCGTTGTATTTGTACTTGTTGAACGCGCCGTTCAGACCGTGCGCCCGGCGCATCACACCGACCTGTGCCGCATGGATCATCTCCTGCAACGTCAACGTCACGATCTCACCCATCGATCCTCCTGATGAAGAGGATGTTGTTGGTGTAGCGCCAACGGTCGAACCACGAATGGATGTCGCTGACCTGTGGCGAGTAAAACTCATACTCTGGCTCCGCTACCACGCAGCCGCCCAGATCGTAGAACTGTGAACGTGCAAAGCCGCCGCACCTCGAATGCTTGCCAGCTGCAGTGGACAGGATCACCTGACACTTCAGCTCGTAGGGGACGCGACCGATCCCCGGCTCTACGGTGATAAACTCTGATCCGCACTTGTCGCAGACGTATCGGTTGAGCTTGCGCTGTTGAATACATCCGGCATCAGGAACATTAGGTTCTCTTCGTGTAACCATTGCATTACCCCTTCCGGGCCGATTAGCCCGTTCTTCAAGCTGACGCCGATTGCCGTCAATTCGTTCTCCATCAGCCGCACCTTCATCACGGCGGCCCGCAGCCCAAGCCGCACAAACTCTTCGTTGCTCATAGCGCCAGCTCCGGTTGCTTCTCCTTCGCCTTGGCGTATTCGATCTGCTTGTGCTTGATCCACGATTTCATCTCCGGTGTCGGCGGCGACATGTGGTTCGTGTTGAGGCCGCTTGGATCGTCTCCGAATATCTCGCGAAACTTGAAGAACGCCCAGCCCGGCTTGTAGCCACGGATCAACCTGACGTGCAGCAGCTGTGAATACACCGACTGCCTACCCATCAGGATCAGCTTCTCCCTCGCGCCGATTGTCGGCTTCTGCTTGCGGGTGATGCGGTCCAACTCCAGCAGCTCGCCGTCGGCGCAGACAATGGCACCGTTGCGCGGCTGGTGTTCGAACCCGCACGACGGACAGACCTTGGTCTTGGGCGGCAGCAGCGCCTTGCAGCCAACGCACGGTCGCGGCAGCGCGATGCTGTCCTCTGTCTTGGTCTTGGCTCGCCGCTCACGCCCGTCATCCAGCTCCGGGTGGTTGATGTCGGTCACGAACCCCAAGCGGATATGGTTGTCGCTATGGTCGAGGATCAGGCAGTGGTCTTTTCCGTCGGCGGTTCTTAGACCTCGCCCGATGATCTGGACGTGCAGCATTTCGCTTTTGGTCGGTCGCGCGACCACGATGCAGCGCACGTCCCAATCGACGCCGGTCGTCAGCGTCCCGACATTGCAGACCACCTTGATATCCCCACTGTGGAAACGGTGACGGATTAAGTGGCGAGCCTCTGATTTCGTATAGGCATCCTGATATTCCGCAGGAACACCGGCCTTGATGAACTGCTCCTGTAACGCTCTGGCATGGGCACAATCCACAGCAAAGCATAGTGTCGGCCTCCCCTGCGCTTTCTCCAGCCACGTCTGCACCACGTCGGCGACCAGCTTCTGCTCGTTCATCACGACGCCAAGGTCGCCTTCGTGGTAGTCGCCAGCCACGGTGCGGACGTTCGTGAGATCGGGCGACGACGGCGCAAACACCTTGAAATCCGACAGCCAGCCGTCGTCGATCAGCTGCTGCGTCGTCACCGGCTGCAGCAGCTTGGTAAAATACGAACCCAGCCCGCGCGTCCAAGGCGTGGCCGACAGTCCAATGATCGGCTTACCGGCATGCGCCGGGTCCAGCACCATCTTGCCGTAGAACTTAAACCAGCGATGCACCTCGTCGATGATGATGATGTCGCATTCTGGAAACTGCCGCTTGCTCAAGGTCTGGACGCTGGCGACCTGAACCTTGCAGCGCCCGTCCGTCATCTCGTGCATCGCCTGCATCACGCCGACGTCATCGACACCCTCGCCCTGCAGGACGCCGACCGTCTGGTCGATCAGGCTCAGTGCCGGGACCACGAATAATACCCGTTTGCTTTTCCGTAGTGCGCTGTCGATGATCGCGGCTCCCACCAGCGTCTTGCCTGCGCCGGTCGGAGCCTGCATCACGACGCGCTGGTGCCCGTCGCGAACCGCATCCCGCAGCTCGTCGATTGCCTCGACCTGATAGTCGCGCAGCTCGGTGATCATTGCGGCCCCTGCAGTCGCTCGATCTCTATTAGCAGCTTACGTTCGATGGCGACGCCTTGCGATGCGATCTCTTGCCAGTGCTTCAACTCCAAGCGCAGCCGCTCAATCTCGTCGGCAACCTTGTTGCGATCCACGAACACGCCGGGATCGCGCAGCCGTTCAACGATGTCGGTCATGGCAGCGGCTCAAAGTTGTCGTTGAAATACTTTTCCGCGACCAGCCACTTGTCATTGTGGTTCTTCGGGTTGCGAGCGATCATGTCGCCGGTCTTGGGTGAACCAGCATCGAGATCGGCATCGCTGATGCTGACGTTGCTTGTGTCCTCGCCTTTGACATACGGACGCAGCTCCGCGATCTGCTTGCGCTGGTATTGCTTGAAATCACTCATCTCGGCCACCTCCATTCGATTGGCGATATCTGCAGCGGCGGCATGAACAGCCTCACCGCCTCCGGTAAAATCTCCAGTGGCTCCGGTGGCTCAGCCGCCATTGCCTTGACCGGCACGAACACGATGCGCCGATCGTGCCGTCGATTGCTCCAGCACCGCTGCCCCCGTGGCCCGCCGCTCCAGTACAGGTAGGCGCGAGGCCACGCCTTGCGGGCCTCGTTGCGGTTCATGCACGACGGCCTCTGCACGTCAGCACCGTCAGCCAACGTCGGAAGGATTGTGACCAACAACAGGAGGAGGGGAAGCGATCTCTTCATCCTTCACCTCTTTGATCAGCGGCTCGTTCTGGATTTGAAACGCCCTTCCAAGCGCCATCATGGCAGACAGCACCGTCTCCACCTCCGCTCGCCGCACCACGGCCTCGTCGCGAACCGCATTGGCGGCGTCCATCTTGCTCTGCAGTTGCGATGCGGTCAGCTCCGCGATGGACAGCTGCGCCTTCAGCCCGGCGATCTCCGTCATCAGATCGGCTTCACGCCTTCGCAGCATGTCGCGTTCTGCTGCCGTCTCCTGCGAGATGCGAAGGCCTTGCTCGACGATGGCTTCGCGAACCGCAGGCAGCTCGCCGTTCGGCTGTGTGACGTCAGAGGCCATAGTATTTCTCCACCCTGCTGTTGCTGAGACGAACGTGGTTCTTGTTGTGATGCTCCAAGCAGTACGAGCTGCCCTGCGCCTTCTGGTGACCGCAGTACATGATCGGCTTGTCGCGCACGATCTCGCGGCAGTGCCAGCTCTCCAGCTGCATGAATGTGACGGGGCCGCGCAGAACTTTCAGCTTGATCTCGTCCATCTTTTTCTCCCGCTTCACTGTGATGCCCCTTGGACTGATCTTCGGTTTCGTGGTGGTCAGTATCTTGCGTGGCCCGCGCCGCGCCGGTCGCATGCGGTGATCGGATTGCAGGCCGAGACGACGTGCCCTGCCGATCACGGCGTTGCGCGTGAACAGTCCGTCGAAATGTTTGGCGATGTCTGCCGCCAGCATCGTCCTGTAGTTGTCGCGCAGATACTGCAGCCGCTCTGGGGTCCAGTTCGGGTTGCGGTTGATATGCGGCATCAGATCATGCCCCACAGATCGTCGTCGCCGACGTAGCCCTTCTCCGCCAGCCGTTCCTGTATCCGCTTGTACGTTCTGGCCGGGAGCCGGTCGTAGAGGTTTTTCCAATTGAGGGCGGTCCTGTACGGCACCTCCGCAACGGCTGCGACGTCGTGCGTATCGCCCAGCGCGTTGAACACAGCTTCGACACTGTCGAGCCGCTTTAACTTCTTGTTAGGGGACGTTTGCATTGTCCACATTTCCATTTGCTATGACAGGGGATTTCATATTATATGACGGCCATCAAGTCAATAAACGGGGGATTACCCAT